GGGTGCGCTCGAACTACGAGCTGGACCAGGGGGCGGTGGTCTTCTTCAACGACCTGGAGCGCACGGGCGTGGGTCTGAGCGAGGAGCGGAAGCATGAGTATATTGTGAACGCTTCGGTCCTGAACTGCTGCATCAAACTGCATGACAACGGGGTCTTGATCAATAAGCTGATGGGCCGCGGGTATGACTGGGAGATGATGGCGGCGACGATCGAGAGCCTGCGCCGACAGGTGGGGCACACGCTGCCGACCTCGACGCTGCGGTTCAGGAAGAAGGTGGCCGAGTACCGACGGGAGGGCTACGGATGCCTAATCAGCGGTAAGTTCGGCAACCAGTCGGCGCGAAAGGTGAACCTAAAGGCGGAGCAGTTGATATTGTCGATAGCCGTCTTGCCGAACCGACCGACGGTGCCGCAGGTGGTGGAGCTGTATAATCAGTTCGTGTGCGGGGAGCTGGACATCTACGACCCGCAGACGGGGGAGCTGTTCCAGCCGAAGGACTTCGAGACGGCCGAGGGTGAACCTCTGGTCTTGAGCGAGTCGACGGTGACGAACTACCTGACGAAGCCGAAGAACCGCGTCCTGATTGAGCAGCGGCTGAATACGTTCACGACCTTCATGCACGAGTCGATGCCGCACATGCACCGACACGCTCCGGAGTTCTCGCTGTCGAAGGTGACGTTTGACGACCGTGACCTGCCGCGTAAGCTGCGGGACACGAAGGCACGACCGAAGGCCTACTACGCCTACGACGTGGCGAGTCAGTGCTGCATCGGCTACGCTTACAACAGGAAGAAGAACGTGGACCTGGTGGTGGAGATGTTCCGCAACATGTTCCGATTGATCGACCGCATGGGTTGGGGCTGCCCGGCCGAGGTGGAGGTCGAGAATCACTTGATGAGCCAATGGCGGGAGAGCTTCCTGAAGGCGGGGACGATGTTCCCCTTCGTCCACTTCTGCGCGCCGATGAACTCGCAGGAGAAGACGGCGGAGGCCTTCAACGGCGCCAAGAAGCGCAGCGTGGAGCACAGGAACCATGTGGGCGTGGGTCGTTTCTACGCTAAGAAGTCGCGCTACCGGACGGAGAGTCAAAAGGTCTTCGACGAGGAGAATGACCGCTATGAGGACTATGAGTATTACAGCTGGGAGCAGCTCATCGCTGAGGACATCGAGGACATACGCCAGTACAACATGGCGCTGCACACGAACCAGAAGAAGTATCCGGGCATGACGCGATGGGACGTCCTGGTGGCGAATCTGAACCCGGCGCTGCAGCCGCTGAACAAGGCTATCATGGCTAAGTACATCGGGGACCACGTGGAGACGTCGGTCCGAAGGAACAGCTACTGCAGGGTGGAGTACACGGACTGGTGGCTGAGCAGCACGAAGGTGCTGGAACGGCTGGCGCCGAACAACTACAAGGTGGACGCCTACCTGCTGCGTAGCGACACGGGCGAGGTTGAGGAGGTCTATATCTACCAGAACGACCAGTTAGTGGACCAGCTGCAGAACGTGGGGACGTACAACACGGCAGCGGCGGAGGCTACGGAGCGGGACCGGGAGGTGTTCGTGGAGCAGCGTAAGAAGGTGTCGGAGTTCACGGGCTACGTCAGCGAGCACGCGATCCGGCGGGTGGGCATCGCCGAGAAGCCGCGGGTGCCGCTGCCGGAAGAGCCACCGGCGGCCGCACTGCCTCCCATCGAGCCGCAGCGGGAAGAGGAATGGCTGCTGCCTACGGGAGCGGACGCAGGGGCACGCGGCATTGACAGCTTATAACAGGAAACACTTAAAAAAAGAGTAATGCTATGATTACAACAGAGATTCAACAGAAGATTTTGAGCGCGATAGAAGCGAATCGCGCGAACTATCCGAGCGACGCGAAGCACGCTGCGTCGTTGGGCATCAGTACGAGCGTGTACAGCGCGCTGCGCAACGGTAAGACGGAGCGGATGATGAGCGACGCGATGTGGGTGACGGTGGCCCGCAAGTTGGGGGTTAACCTCCGCGGGGAGATGGAGTGGCGTCCGGCCAAGACGGAGACGTATGAGTTCGTGACGGCCCAGCTGAAGGCCTGTCAGGAGAGCGGGCTGAGCGCAATCCTCTGCGACCTGCCGAACATCGGGAAGACGTACACGGCGCGACAGTATGTGGCGCGGAATGCGAACGCGGTGTATGTGGACTGCTCGCAGGTGAAGACGCGATGTAAGTTGATCCGGAAGATTGCGACGGAGTTCGGCGTGGACAGCAAGGGGGCGTACAGCGAGGTGTATGACAATCTGGTCTACTATCTGCGCTACATCGACCACCCGATGATTATCCTGGACGAGGCGGGCGACCTGCAGAATGAGGCCTTCCTGGAACTGAAGGCGCTGTGGAACGCTACGGAGCGGTGCTGTGCCTGGTATATGATGGGTGCGGACGGGTTGAAGGAGAAGATCAACAGGTCGATAGAATATAAGCGCGTGGGCTACACGGAGATGCTGAGCCGATACGGCGACCGATATAGCCGCGTGACGCCGGAGGACGGCAAGGAGCGCGAGAAGTTCCTGATGCGTCAGGCGGTGGCCGTGGCGCGGGTGAACGCTCCGGAGGGGACGGACGTGGCAGCCTTAGCGCGTAAGACGGCGGGCGGTCTGCGACGGGTGTACACAGAGATTGAGAAACTGAAGCGGCAATGAGCCGCATCGCCTTGAAGAACATCGAAGAAAAGTCAACACATTACGATAAGAGATGAAAAGAGCATATAGTCCGAAGGACATACTGAAGAAAAACTACAAGACAATACCGTGGGACGGAGAATGGAAGCAGTGCTTCGGGGAACCGGAACGGAGCGAGGTGTGGTTCATCAGCGGGGCGTCGGCCTCAGGGAAGAGCAGCTTCACGATGCAACTGGCGAAGAAGCTATGTGAGTACGGCGTGGTGCTGTACATGAGTTATGAGGAACTGACGAGCCAGTCGTTCCAAGCGCGCCTGGAGCGCTTCCACATGGGCGAGCGTCAGGGGCGGTTCCGAGTGGTAGACTCGGACACCTACGAGGAGTTAGTGGAGCGCCTGAAGCGGCCGAAGGGGCCGAGCTTCGTCATCGTGGATAGCTTCCAGCACTCGAAGTTCAGCTATGAGCAGGCGGAGGCGCTGCACAAGCAGTTTCCCCACAAGAGTTTCATCTACATCTCGCAGGAGTCGAAGGGTCGACCTATGGGCAAGCCTGCGGAGAGGCTAAAGTACCTGGCGGGCGTGAAGATACGCGTCATCGGCTATGAGGCCTTCTGTCAGGGGCGCTTCATCCCGGAGCCGGGCGTGCGGTTCACGGTCTGGAACGAGGGGGTCTTGAAGGTGACGAACAACCTGCCGGTGCGGGCCGAGGCGACGGAAGCCGCAGAATAGAAACAACGCAATTATAACCCATTCAAACATACGACAATGGAAGAAACAAACAAAGTACAGAGCGCAACGACGGAGGCCGAGGGCCGACCGGTCGTTCAAGAGGTTAAGAACTTTGCACGCTTCTATGCGCTGCTGCATCAGCTGATGGTGATGGGGCACTGCGGGAGCGCGACGGAGGTGAAAGAGGAATGGGTGTGGCGGTTCACGCTGCACCGGACGAAGCACCTACGGGAGATGCGGCTGGAAGAGTATCAGCTGATGTGCAGGACGATGGAGGGGGTCACGGTAAACGAGATGGCTCGCCGGAAGGAACGGAGCCGCGTGCTGTTTCAGATGCAGCGGTTAGGCGTTGACACGACACAGTGGGACCGGGTGAACGCGTTCTGCAGGGACGGGCGCATCGCGGGGAAAGAGTTTGCGCAGCTGACGGTGGATGAACTGGCGAAGCTACGGGTGAAGCTCTACATGATAGAGCGACACGGCGGGCTGGAGCAGGTGACGAAGCAGGTGGGCGCAGAGGCCTTAGAGGCCATGAAGTAAGAACGAAGTTATCACGTTATTAAAATTCAATTAGTATGACAGACGAAAGAAGAAGAGTTCGGGTGATCATGAGTTTGATCTACGAACAGAATCAAGACCTGGACGACGCAGCCTACGGGCGCGTCCTGGAAGGGATTAAAGAGGAGATAGAAACGGCCTTGACGCGCTTGGACGACGGGGCTTACACGTGGGACGCAGAAGATTAAAACACAGTCGGTCCGGGCCTGCCTTGTTTGCAGAGGCTGAGATAATTCCGGGTCATCATGTACGATGCCAGGGCCGCGCCTTAGAAAGCAGGTAAGGAAGCTCCAAAAACGACGGGAGCTTCGGCGGCCGAGGATACCCCCGAAAGCCCGGACTAAACGGCACGGACCGACTTTTATTTATTCACCATAAAAACAATTACAAGACAATGGAAAAGAACAAAGAAGCAGAGCAGCAGCGCCGCGAAGAAGTCGGGCGTGAAGTGATGGCGTTACGGGCGGAACTGCTCCACGTGTTTGAAGGACGGAAGGCGTCACACGTCGTCACGGCGACGGGCATCGTCTTAGCGGAAATCGCGGACTGTCTACAACTATCGGAGCAGGAGGGCGAGAAGATGTTGGCGCGCGTGGCGCACACGGCTCGCAAATATCGCTCGGCCGTGGATCCGGAATCGGAAGTTGAACCGTAAAAAAGAACGGGATATGGAAAACGAAAGTAGACAGGAGGAGACGCAGGCGCTGAGGCGACTGGCGGACGCAGAGATGATACGCGCGACGGTGGGCGACTACTTGGGGCGCGTGGTGGAGACACTCGGAGCGTTTCGGACCGCATTGGAGGAGAGCCTTCCGGCGGAGGAACGAGAGGCAGACGGGACTTATCAGGGGGTAAGAGCCTTGGAGGAACTGGCCTGCGACGTTTATCGGGAGGCGACGGAGGATTAAGCTCCTTGACGCCGACATAGAGAGCATCATCATCACATGAACGAATCATTATCACAGTAAAAACAACAAAAAAGATGAACACGAAAAGAGTAAAGAAAGTAGTCGTCATTGGGACGACGCGCGAGATGGCCGACGAGGCGTTTAAGGAATACGCAGAGGCCGTGGCCGAACTGACGAAAGTGACGGCGGAGATAGAGTTGGAGTGCGTCCGGATACGCGACGCACGGGCCGGACAGATAGAGACGTTAGGGAAGCGCCGGGACGAGGCGTTTGAGCTACTGCACGCCTACGCGACGGAGCACCAGGAGGAACTGTTCGCGAAGAAGAAGAGCCTGGAGATGGCGCAAGGGACGATCGGGTTCCGCACGGGAACGCCGAAGCTGAAGACGCTGAAGGGGTTCACGTGGGCGAGCGCGCTGCAGTTGGTGCGCGAGTTCTTGCCCAACTACCTACGCCGGACGGAGGAGATAGCGAAGGATAAACTCTTGGCAGACCGCGAGGAGGTGGGCGCAGAGCTGGAGCGCTGCGGCATCATGGTGGCGCAGGACGAGACGTTCTTCGTGGAGCCGAAGTCGGAAGAGACGGGAGCATAAACAGACTATGTGATTATTGTTATTAAAATAGCTTAGAGGCTCGGACGTCGGGAGACGTTCGGGCCTCGCCCCGTTATATAGGACAATTTTGCGATAAAAAAAGCTTAATAGCGAAAATAATAGCATGATATTGAGCGAAGTAAGGGAAAATGGCTTATCTTTGTATATAGAAAAACGAACAGCAGCAGATGAGAGAGAGACGCCGGGGCGTGAGCTACCAAAAGCGGGTTCACGACATCAACCAAATCTATGACCGCTACGTACAGACGGGGCTATCGAACCGGGAAATCTGGCGGCGGTATATCTGGCCGACGTACATGATCTCGGAGCGGACGCTGTACAACCTGCTGAAAGCACCGGCGAGCCGGAGCATGGAGTCGGTGGTGGAACTGACGCTGTTTGACTAAAGCGAGCGAGGAAGATGGCAGCAACGGGAGGCGATATGCAGGCGGTCGTCCGCAACATCTTGCGGGACCTGCGGGTGGAGCTGACGGACGAGTTCGACAAGAACTTCGAAAGACAGGGCTTCTTTAGCGAAGCGTGGCAAAGGCGACGCAGCCCGCTGCGTCCGGGCGGGACGACCTTGGTGGACACGGGGGCGCTGCGCCGGAGCATCGGGAGCCGCATAGAGGGCGACAGCATCGTCTTCACGAGCACACTGCCCTACGCGGCGATACACAACGAGGGCGGGGAGATAGCGGTGACGGCAAGGATGCGGCGGTACTTCTGGGCGAAGTATTACGAGACGTCGGGGTCGTTCGGGCGCCGCAAGGACGGCAGCCGCCGACAGGACAAGCGGACGAAGCGGCTGGAGACGGCGGCGGAGTTCTGGAAGTGCATGGCGCTGATGCGGGTCGGGCAGAAGATACGGATACCGAAGCGTGCGTTCTTGGGCTATGCGCCGGAGGTGGAGCAATCGGTCCGGGAGATTATCGAGGAGAATTTGACAGCATACTTCAAACATATCAAACTACAATAAGCGATGCGTAAGGAGCTTTACGAGGCCGTGATGGCACGGCTGACGGCCCTGGGCGAGATAGCCTGGGTGGACCTATGGAATCAGAACGTGGAGTTCATCGAGCAGGAGACGGCGTGGCCGACACCGGCGGTGTTTGTGGAGTTTGACCCCATTAGCTGGAGCCGAACGAAGGAACGGGAGCTGGAGACACGGGGGACGCTGCGGCTGCACGTGGTGACGCTGTGGCAGGGGTCGGCGTCGTCGGAGAGCGAAGAGCGGGAAGCATCGCTGGCCGTCTTCGGGCTGTTGGACCTCATACGGACGCAATTGGAAGGGCTATCGGGCGCGACGTTCGGGCGGCTACAGCTACAGGAGAGCTTGACGAACCACAACCACGAGGAGCTCTTGGAAAGCATAGAAGTTTATAGCTACAGAGGTCGAGTTAAGATTTAAGGTTTAAGAAGGTTTTCTTTGCATATAAAGTTTGAGAGTGAATTGGATTGAATCATGGCAAGCGCCGCATGACGTCGGGATGACGGGATGCGGCGCGAATTTTTTTTGTTATATATTTGGAATTCGAGAAAAGTCGCTATATTTGCAGCAACGATTTCGTAGCTAATGACTACCAATTCGTTGCCAGAAGGAGGAGTGAGCAATCACTCCTCTGACTTTTTATATAGGCACCTGATTCCGCTTTTCTCTATTAACCAAACCTCCTCTATGTTTTGGCCTTCTATTTGTCGATGCTTGATACTCCGCTTTATAAATGCATCAGTCATACCTTCAGGTCTTTCGATGATTATTCTTGACGCCTGCTTCAATCCGTGATTCATCATATTACGTAGTGCGTTCTTCGGATTGGACGATGAGTAACCTTCCAGCTCGTACCACTTATCACCGACTTTAAGGTCGGGACACTTGCCGTAGTAGGCAGTTCCTTTGAGGTCGCCGTAGTAGCAGTCGTATTTGAAAGTAGACGTGCGCCCCATCTT